TTGGCGACCGCTTCGACGACGACGTCATGGAGATGGGGCTCAAGGCGCTCATCCACGGTGTGTCATTCCCATTTTGGAACCTCGACCACATCGACGTGTTCACCGCCGACGAGTTCTGTCCGGTGTGGGACGAGTACTCGGGGGCGCTATACGCCGGCGTGAGGTTCTGGCGGCTCGACTCCGACCACCCGTGGCACGCGACCCTCTACGAGCAGGACGGCTACACGGAGATGGTGTCGGGCGGCAGCGGCTTCGACTTCGAGGTGACCGAGGCCAAGCGCGCCTACAAGGTCACGTATCGGGAGATACCGGCGGACGGGATGAAGCTGGCCGTCGATGCGGAGAACTACTCCCGCCTGCCCATCGTGGCGGTCTGGGGCAGCGACGCGCACCAGAGCACGCTCGTCGGCATGCGCGAGAGCATCGACGCCTACGACCTCATCAAGAGCGGTCTGGTGAACGACACGCGCGACTGCGCACAGATCTACTGGCTCATCAACGGAGCCGGCGGCATGGACGACAGGGACCTCGACCTGTGGCGGGCGAAGCTCAAGCTGACGCACGTGGCCGAGGTCGACGCCGAGCAGGGGCAGTCCGTGACGCCGTTCACGCAGGAGGTGCCCGTCGAGGGCCGCAAGGAGACGCTGGCACAGATCAAGGCAGACATCTACGAGGACTTCGGCGCGCTGGACGTCCACACCATTGCGGCGGGGGCGACCAACGACCATATCGACGCGGCATACCAGCCGATGGACGAGGAAGCTGCCGAGTTCGAGCGCCACATCCGCGAGGGTATCATGGACATCCTTGCGTTGCAGGGCATCGAGGACACGCCCGTGTTCACGCACACTCGCA